TTTTACAGCTGATTCAACGTGCACGTTCTCATACTCTAAGTCATGATATATGCCATTACACACTACAGTACCTTGATCATTTGACTCAATAACGACATATGCTTTATTGTAGGCGATCGCATATTTATAGATAATATCAGGGAAGAGTAATGGAGAGATAGTGTTGTTGCGGTATACAGCAACTTGCTCGAAAGGGCGGACGCTAATATCGATTAAGGTAAAAGTAGAATAGTCCTGTCCTCTTCCCTTGCTAACATCTACGGTCATTACGTATTGATGTTTTTTAACGGGCTCCTTGTAAATACGAAGGAGCCCGTTTTCCATTGTGCGAATAGGGTTCTTAGCTCTCAAGTTCATGAGTGTTTCTGCATTGATAAGCGTATCACCAGTCCCGAAGAAAGTATTTCCGAACTCTTGGTCAAACTGTAATTGAGATGTGTTTGCTACTGTCTGTTCTTTCCACTTTTCATCTCGGCCTGGTACATCCCACCAGTCGACTCGAAAAGACTTGAACTCATTCACTCCTTGTACAGCACCTTCCCATATCTTATGAAAAGAGTTACCTATACCATTTGCAGTAGATGTGACTATGATCTTTGTACCGGTACCTGCAGAGATAACAGGATATGTAGAGGTATAAAACTCGGCTGCTCTTTCTACAAAAGCGAACTCATCAAGGTAAAGAAGATTAACTGACATGCCACGAATGCTGCTACCAGAAGTTGCAGCAGCGATAAGCCTTGAATTGTTACTGAATTCAATCGAGCTCTTATTAAGCGCCTTGCATCCCGGTTGCAAAAAGAACGGAATATTCTCCAACATAAGCGTGATGCGAGATAACATTTCCCTAGCAGTCGCCCCTTTGTTCGCAAGAATCGCAATCGTCTGCTCCGGATTAAATAACGCAGTCCAGAGTAAGTACGCACAGGCCGATATCGATTTTCCTGATTGTCTGCAAGCCAATACAATGTTAAACCGATGCTCATTGAAATGTCCAAACATCTTTCTTTGATATGGATATAACTTAAAAGGTACTAACCCTTTATCAAGGGCAATCACCTTCACATAATTTTCTGTAAAGTATGCAGGATCTTGCATACATTTTTTATATTCTTGCAAGAGTTCAGGAGACCAAGCTTGTTGTACTCCATCTCTCTTTACATTAGGATTCCCTAGGTAGCTCTCTGTCTGGTGTGACATCTATCATCTCATCATCTTGACGTAACATTCTTTGCAGATCAGTAGTACTTAAGAATACATTATTATTTGTAGTACTACCAACTTGCTTTACTTCGTCTTTAGTGTTGATGTCTTTATTCTTTTTATTAAGGTCCATCAACTTATCGTTCACATCTGATATATTTTTTATCAGACCAGATAATACTTCGTATGCTCGTGGGTGCTCTGACTCACGTGCTACTTCTACCATCATCTCAAGACTTTCTTTACCTTTTTCTATCAGTTCATAGTATGTTTGTCTTGAATAGTCATAATCATTCTTTACATTATTAGAATCATTCATTAGGTAATCTTCAAGTTAGTGATCGTAACAAGATTCCCGCTATCTACACCTGCTGTGAAGATAACAGAAGTCCCGTTGATCGCGTTATAATCTACTCCGTCTTGTTGTAATAGACCGTTCAAATATACTTGAGCAGTCAATGGATCGTAAGCTAAAGTTGCACCGTTATCGTCAGCACCAGTGAACGTAGTAGCTCCTGCAACCGCAGTGTAATAATACTTGTCGATTGATAATGTTTGTAGGGCTAAGCTTTGGATATAGTTAATATCTACGATCGACGTCACATCTGCTGAGTCAATATATACTTGACCTTGCAAAGCAGCAATAGCACTCGCAATAGGATTACCTGAACCATCACTCTCAAGATCTGAAATCCTTTTTAGAACATTGCCAGCACCAGAATCAAGTAATGAAAGACGATTATCCAGGTCAGTGAAGTTTCCGTCAAGTTCACTAAACGTAAGCTCAGACCCTTTTGTGCTTCTCAATGTAATAGTCATATCTTTCTCCTATTATGCACTATCGAATGTTAAATCGATCTCGGTGTCAAAACCGAAATCACTATCTGCAAGTCCAATAACAGTAACAGGGTCAGGCGTCACTGTTATCCTTTCTACTTGTAGGTCTGAGTCAGCTAATCCAGCTCCTTGGAAAAATACATTAGCATCAGCTCTCCTGATGATAGCGCCATCTCCAATAGGTCCATAAAAGCTGACCTTCATCGTAAAACTAATAGTATATATTATCGTTCTACGTGTCTCTTGTTGCCCTTGATAATCATCTTGGAAGTTAACTCCAGTAATGATGATTGGTATATCTTCTCTAAAGTCTGGGTATTCTTCTAAGAATGGGGCAATCGTTAATGTATATTGTGGGTTAAAAGTAGGTAATATCTGCTCTACGATCTGTAAAGCATCATCTTGGTTCTTAGCTAATATACTTAACTCAAAATCAATATTATACGGTACAGGTGAATAAAACTTTTGCCTGTTATTGATACCTGACGGGCTGATGTTCTTAAAATTACTTAGCTTAGTCAACTGACGAGTTTGGTCATAAGATATAGCAGTGATCTCGAAAGCCATACGTGGAAGTTTTACTGCTACTTGTGCATCATCCGGTAAATCAGCTTGTTGTCTGATCCTCTCTAAGTATTTCATACGTGGTCCATATGCAAGAGGCACTTTCAGTTGGTTGAGTACACCACCGCTAGACGTCTTGCGAATCACATAGATGTTATTAAACAGTCTACCAAATATAGCGACCGATTTCCTAATCTTTTCATGATAGAAATAAGTACCAAACATCAATTAAACTCCGGATCACCAAATGGATTATCTTCAGTAAAGTCTAAGAAATTCACTAAACTATTGTCTGAGAACAATTCATTTTGTTCTGTCTCTGATATTCTATTTAACTCTATAACGTTATTTACTAATAAACCATTACCAACTACATGCGGTGCACCTATAATACCATTAGTCCTAGTAATATTTTCTAATGGTAAGTTAGATACAAAAGTATGATAATTACCATCATCAGCGCCGACATGTGCTAAGTATATAGTCCTATTCGAATCTTGGTCAGAGTCTAGAGCTACACGTTGTATCTCTCCTGACACTACCACTCCTGATGATAAAGTCTGATTAACTTGATCTCCTACAAAATATTGGCTATCAACGCTATGACCACCGGTTATAGTAACACCTGGAGCTGAGTCATACCCACAACCAGAATCGATGATAGTAAGAGCTGCAATCGCATCATTAGCAGAGTCTAAACGAACATGTACCTTAGCTCTCCTATAATCCCAATGTTCTTCAAAGAGAGGAGTGTTATTCCTATAGTAATCACCAGCAGACTCTGGTACCCAATCTGACCATATATCTCTAAATGCGCTGTCTCCCACACTAGTCGTAAAATTAAATGCATCTATTGTACCATTGATACCTTTATACGAAGAGACTGGATTAGGAGTTAAACTTGTTGGCCATATTGTTCCTAATGGAGATGTATTAGCAGAATCATGACCTAAGTTGATCGTAGCTCCAGAATCCCAAAAATAATCTAATGGTGAACCTAAGTACATGGTATGAGCTGCATAAAAACCCGGTGAAGTCGGAGCATTAGGCCTATGATCTGAATCAATCCCAGTCCTTAACTCATTAGCAGCTATCTCTATCTTGACAAAATGCCAATTATTTTGAGTAATTACTCCAGAAGAATCCCATATTGTATTAGTCGTACCACTCGCTCTCCAAGTAAAACCTATGTGGCCACCGCTATCTACATGTATACGATAGTCTTGACCCCAAGCGAGTGTACTTGGAACTATAGAGTCTAAGTTAATCCACATAGACATCATATTATGACGACGTGTAGGCCATGATTGGTAATTACTATCTAATGTACCTACGGCCATACTAGTATTAGAGTCTAACTTTAGAGCTCCACAGCCGTACTTGTATTCTTGGCTGTCAATCATAGCAAGCGTAAACCTGCTGCTATCGAATGCTGGCGCATCGATTACTACAGTTGGTTTAGCTGTGTAATACGTGCCGCTGTCTTCAAGTATAATTGCGCTTATGCCTGTCATAATAAAATAGTCCTTGCTCTAGCTTTCTTAGGAGCTTTCAGCTTAATAACATACTGATATGTACCTTCTTGTTCAATGCGCTGGATACCATCGATACTTGTATCGAAGTCCTCTCCTGTATATTCAAACAAGTTACAGCGCATCTTATATACCGGTACATTTTCGATCTGATAGAATGGCTGTTCATGCTCTACATGTGCTACCTCAAACATCTTCTCTGCAAGCGGTAAGTAAATCAAGTCGCCTTCTCTTGGCCTTGTACCTAAGTTATCTGGATCTAAGCGAGATACCTGAGTAGTCCAACGGCGTTTAGACACCACAAACGTGGCTTCATCTCTGATCTCAACACCAAAGCGAGTGAATAGGTCACCTTCTCCTTCAAAACCTTCAGTGTTTTCAATATACATCTCAATCTTATGTGCACTATTAAACGTAGAAGTTGGGTCTTCTACAAACAACTTTATCTCATTTACGATATCCCGAGGCAAGTAATAGACATCTTGACCATATATCTTCAAAGCCTCAATGACGAGGTCTTCATATAAGTCAATCTCTGATCTTACTCGCTCAGAAAAGTATAAGTTACGCGCCATATTATCCTACAAAAAACTGAGCCGGCAATTCGAATTCGTCTCTGATTCTTTCTCTAAGGTTTTGAATCTCTTGATTAGCATCATCAAACATTTGTCTACCGTTAAACGTCACTCCGCCTGGTAATTGTACACCTTCAAACTTGATTAGGTTTTGTCCCCATTGCATCTTGATAAGTGCTGTCGAATACTCTTTCAGCCACATATCATCATAGATGGATGTATATGTTTCTGGGTCTAATACACTATAGACTTCAGCTATGATGTATTCTCCTGGTTTTACATCGTTATCAACGAAATCACCATGCACATAAAGTCTATCTTGATGTCTTGAAAAAACTATTTGTGGCATGCCGTTGAGTTTCATGTCTAGCAAAGACAGATACTGCTGCATCTGCTCATAGTATGCTAAATCACCAGCAAAGTTTTGAAGATCAGCGATATCATTCAACATCATCTGGTACTTAATATCAAAGAAGTTAAATGAAGTCCCAAATGAAGAAGACATAGGAAACATCTTCGTGACTTGAATAATATCTGCAGAGATTGGTATGTAACCGTTTGAAATATCAGAAGCTGATACTTGGTGTTTTAAGAATGTACGAATAGTTGCATCAGAGTGGTATTCTTGGTAATACTGCAGCGCTTCGTCGATGCGATCTTCTATCTGATCTTCATCAACGTTGATCTCGAGTACTGGATAACCGAGTCTGCGCTTACACCATTCAATTAGCTCGGTGCGAGATGTTACTGCCATAATAGTCTCCGATTAAAAAATCTTTTGACTATTTATATGTTTTTTGAATTAAACTAACCTAATTATACAACTCTACTCGCTCTCCAACCGTATGAGGCCCATCCATTGTATGCTCCGCTACTTCCAGGATTACTAATATCTTTAATCCATATTCTATAATGAGTATATGTTGTATCATTATCGTAATTAAATGTGATTACTGTTCCGTCTGAATT